CCAGGATAAAAAAAGCCTGCACTGATGCGGGTACATATAGACCATTTTTTGATACGGTGATCGATGAGCTTGCCGGAATCATGGAACGGCGCGATATGGCCCTTGACAGCTTTAATAAAACGGGTGGTCACGTCATTGTAAAGCACACCAATAAAAACGGGTCAACAAATCTCGAACAGAATCCGGCGCTTCGGCTGGTGAATGACCTCAACCGGGACTCGCTGGCATACTGGCGGGATCTCGGACTGACACCGGCAGGACTGAAGCGATTAAATGAAAATCTGCTAAGACCGGAAGAGAAAAAATCTTTCGCTGATGCACTCGCGGATCTTGGGATATGAAAGCAAAGCACTATGCCGAAAGGGTTAAGAAATATGCGCAAAAAGTTGTAGACGGAAAAATCATCATTGGGGAAGACGCTGTAAATGCGTGTAAGAGGTTTCTGAAGGACCTTAAAAGAAAAGACCTGGAATTCAGAACCACTCAGGCTGATGCTGCAGTCTCCATCATGGAAGGGATGTTTGTCCACCGAAAAGGGGAAGCCATAGACGGAACCCCGCTCATGGGTAAACCCTTCGCACTGGAAGACTGGGAAGCTTTCGTAGTTTACAATCTCCTCGGCTTTTACCTCAAGGGAACCGAAGAGAGAAGGTTCAAAGAGGCTTTTATTATGACCGGCCGAAAAAACGGAAAGACCTCGTTTATAGGATCCTTTACTTTTGCCGTGGCGATCATACAAAGACGCTCCGGATCCACGGTGTACGTGGTGGCAGCGGCCTTAAAACAGGCTCTCGAGTGTTTCAATTTTATTTCATTTTCGCTGAAACATAAGGGCATAATTGATGATTTTACCGTCAAGGATAACGCCTTTGAGCACTCGATAAAATATACTTTTGAAAAAGACGGGAAGCCGGATGGCTCTATAGAAATTCAAATCATGGCGTCGAATCCGGACGTACAGGATTCATTCAACTGCAACCTTGCGATCGCTGACGAAGTGGCCGCCTATAAAAAGGCGTCACAGTATACCCGATTCAAGGAAGCACAGGCATCCTTTACAAACCGGATCATGATCGGGATCACGACCGCAGGCGATAATATGAATTCCTTCGGCTATGGCCGGATGGATTACGCTTGTAAAGTGGCCAACGGACTTATAAAAGATGATACTTACTTCTCTTTCGTCTGCAGGGCGGATCAGGATGAAAAAGGATATGTGGACTACACTAACCCGGTCCAGCACCAGAAGGCTAACCCCTCCTTCGGGGTGACGATCCGCCCCAAAGATATATTAAACGACGCGCTGCAGGCTCAGAATGATCCAAGACTCAGGAAGGACTTCCTGAGCCGGAGATTAAACATATACACATCGGCATATAAGGCATGGTTGGACATTGAAAAAGTCCGGGCATCAGATAATCAATATGACTGGACGCTGGAAGAACTGGCAAAAGCAGGACTGAGCTGGTACGGTGGCGCGGATCTTTCAAGAATGTACGATCTTACAGCTGCAGCTATATACGCGAATTACAAAGGCGTGGATATAGCGATCACACACGGCTTTTTTCCAGTCACCCAGGCGGCAGCAAAGGCCGACGAAGACAACATCCCGCTGTATGGATGGCAGGATGATGGCTGGCTTACTATATGCGGACAGGATACAGTAAACATATCCGATATCGTGAACTGGTTTAAGGAAATGCGGAGCATGGGCTTTGATATCCGGATAGTAGGCCACGATAGAAAATTTGCCGGAGAAGAATATTTCCCGGAAATGATGGCAGCGGGATTTAACATTGAGGATCAGCCACAATACTATTACCTCAAGAGCCAGGGCTTCCGGCATATTGAGCGGATGATATACGACGGGAAATTTTACTATCTGCATTCTGAAGCTTTTGAGTATTGTATTTCTAACGTGACAGCTGTAGAAAAGACAGATGACGCGGTGAAGTATGACAAGATACAACCGGAGCAAAGAATCGACCTGTTTGACGCGAGCGTATTCGCTTGCGTCAAATTTTTGAATCAGGCAGAAAAAGAAAAACAGTATGAAGATTGGTGGAAATGAGCAATATTTGCACTGTAAAGACAAAAACGCGAGAAAATGAGCAAAAAAAGAAGGAATAATGTCAGAAACGGCAATAATACAGCGAGCCCCGCGCAGATAGCGTGGTTTATAGGAGACCAGGATGGCGCTATATGCATCGATGGCTATACCTCTCTCGATAAGAATCCGGAAATCATGACGGCATGCAGGACTATAGCGGAGCTTATCGGATCGATCACTATCCACCTGATGGCTAACACCGAAGGCGGAGACGTCCGCGTTATCAATGAGCTTTCAAGGGCTATTGATATCGATCCCATGCCTACAATGACCCGATCACACTGGATGGAAAGTATAGTAATGAATCTCCTGCTATATGGGGAAGGGAATTCTATCGTGTGGCCGCATACATGGGACGGGCTCCTGCGGTCTCTGGAGCCTATTGCAGCCGAGCGCGTGACCTTCATGCCGGATCCCGATAATCCATATAGATATTATAAGATCCTTGTCGATAGTGTAGCTCATTCCCCAGAAAACATGCTGCATTTTGTTTATAATCCGGACAAGCTGTATCTATGGAAAGGCCGGGGACTTCGCGTATCACTCATCGACGTAGCCAATAACCTCAAACAAGCTGCAGCTACAGAAAAAGGATTCATGGAATCCAAGTGGAAGCCCTCTCTTATAGTCAAGGTTGACGCCATGGTAAAAGAATTTTCCAACCGGGAAGGGCGCGAAAAACTCCGGCAGGAATATCTTGAGACAGGGGAAGCCGGCGCGCCGTGGATCATCCCCGCTCAGCAGTTTGACGTCAAAGAGGTCAGACCTTTATCCCTGTCAGATCTTGCCATATCCGACGTGGTACAGCTGGATAAAAGGACCGTGGCATCTATCGTGGGCGTTCCTCCTTTTGTCCTGGGCGTCGGTGAATATAATCAAAAAGCTTGGAATAGTTTTGTCCAGAATAAAATTCGTCCGATCTGCACAGCTATAGCGCAGGAGCTCACCAAAAAGCTTATCCTCAGCCCGAAAATGTATCTGAAATTCAACACACTCTCACTGATGGACTGGGATCTGCAGACTATCTCGACGGTATTCGGGACCCTGTCAGATCGCGGCATCGTAAACGGGAACGAGGTGAGGGATAGGCTCGGCATGAGCCCGGTGGACGGACTCGATGAGTATAGGATTTTGGAGAACTATATCGGCATAGATTACACGAACCAGCAGAAAAAACTTATACAGGAGGAATAAGATGGACAGAGATATCAGGCAGACGCGGAGCATAGCGTCAGATTTTACTACGCGGGAAGACGGCGAGGACCTTCGGATAGAGGGATACTTCGCCGTATTTAATAGCAATTATGACATAGGACCCGGCATGAGCGAATCCATAGCTCCGGGAGCGTTTAAGAACACGCTCGCGGATGATATCAGGGCTCTGGTAAACCATGACACGACTCTTGTGCTCGGCCGAACATCAGCTCACACATTGGAGCTGCGCGAAGATGAGCGCGGATTATGGGGAAGGATCAGCATCAATCCGAAAGATACTGACGCCATGAACCTGTATGAACGCGTAAAGCGCGGTGATGTGAGCCAGTGCTCGATCGGGTTCGAGATCGTCCGAGAAGATACCGAGATCTCCGAGGACGGAAGCGTGCACTGGACTATCCAGGAAGTCCGGCTCTATGAGGTCACATGTTGCACTTTCCCGGCATACAAGGAAACCAATATATCCGCGAGAGAAGCCCAGCGCGATGAGTTTTTGAAGCGCAGGCTCGAAGCGTGGAAAACAAACATGAAAGCGAGGTTAAAAAATGGCACTCAGAGCGATAATGCTGAAAAAGAAGATTGATGACAAAAAGAAGGAGCTCGAAGCTTTACGCGCAAAGGATCCCGACTTCGCCCAGCGGGAGGCGGAGCTTGAGGCATCCATAAACGAAGCCGAGACAGACGAGGAAAAGGAAGCGGTCGAGGCTGAGATTGAGAAGTACGAAGACGAGAAGAAGCTCCACGACGATTCAAAGGCGGATCTCGAGGGTGAAGTGAATGACCTCGAGGAAGAGCTTAAGGGCATCGAAACAGAAGACGCGGAAAGGTCCGCAAAAACACCGGCAGCACCGGAAGAAAGGCAGGATGAAAAAATGGTAGTAGAGAACACCGTTTCCGGAAACAGAACAGAGAGAAAGCACGCGTATGACGCTATCATGCAGCGCGAGGATGTGAAGGCATGGATCGGCGAGATCAGGGCGCACATAAAGGAGAAGAGGGCTCTTACAAACGTGGGCCTCACTATCCCGGAGGTATTCCTCGGACTTCTGAGGGAAAACGTATCAAGGTATTCCAAGCTTTACAGGCATGTGACCATAAGACCTGTAAACGGAACCGCACGTCAGGCAGTCATGGGATCCGTACCCGAAGGTGTATGGACAGAGTGCTGCGCAAACCTCAACGAGCTTTCGCTTGTCTTCAACGACGTAGAAGTGGACTGCTACAAGGTCGGCGGATACTTTAAGGTATGCAACGCTTCCCTCGAGGATTCGGATGTACAGCTGGCTTCGATCATCTTGGAAGCACTTGGTCAGGCCATAGGTCTTGCGCTTGATAAGGCTATCCTCTACGGCCGCAACGGTGAGACCACGCAGAAGATGCCTCAGGGTATCATGTCCAGGCTTGTCCAGACGTCAAAGCCTTCGGGATATTCTCCTACAGAAAGGGAGTGGGTGGATCTCCACACCAGCAACATCCAGACCATAGGCTCCTCTGTGCTTCCTGTGGGCGGTATCGATCTGTATAAGGAGATCGTGAGAAAATCCTCCGCGATCAAAGGCAAGTATGCCCGCGGAAGGAAGACCTGGGTCATGAACGAAAAGACCTATACTGATCTCACAGCTGAGGGCATGAGCATCAATGCGGCCGGTGT